AATATAAACAAACTTGAAGGTAAGCATGTATATTACCGCGAAGATACCGGCGATGCGCTGGCGATCCACGGTGAACGATACAAGCCAGTATCACACACCCAAATGATTGACACCGCTCGTAATGTATTGGAGCGTAGTAATCTAAATCTCAACGGCATCAAGGAAAACATCCAAGTCGGTGATGGTGGTGCAGTTTGTTTTATTAGACATCAACTACCCAACCATGAGATTGTAACTCCTGATGGCGACACTGCGATTCGTGAGATGTTACATATCAATTCATTCAATTCAGTGTGGCCTTATCAAGCTACTGTCGGTGCCATGCAGAATGCTTGTACTAATCATCAAGTATTCCTTGGGCAGACCGCTGGAATCTACAAGGCTCGACACACTAACAAGCTCAGTGTAGATCATGGCGCTAGTCAAATGAATAAGATAATGGATGTCCTTGATACTCAGAATGAGATCTGGGCTGAGTGGTCTAAAATACCAGTAGGTCGCAAGGAAGCCTTCAGTTACATTGCAGAGGCGACAGGCTCTAAGTTTGCACTTGGTAAACTAAAAGAGGGTGAGGATACTTATTCAATTATGACTATGCCAACAGCGTACAATAATTCTTCTTTGATGTATGCTTGGACTCAGTACAATGAGCGATACAAGCGAGCAATGGGTGAAACTTACTGGGCTGTTTACAATGCTTTGACTGATTGGTCAAGCCATCATGTAGGTACTCGTAAGAATACGATTGACATTCCAGTTGCTCAAGTCAAGAAATCTGAGAAGGTTCAACAAGTAATTACAAAGTTCCCACTAGCGGCATAGGCTCTCCTGACACCCTGAGCATGGTGAAAAACTGCTCACTTAATATAACTCCGGGTAATGGAAGATTGAGATGGATGAAAGAATAGGAAATTTATTTGGTTTTGATCGTCAAAGTTTCAATGGGTTTTTGTGTGATGTGGATGAACCTAGTGTGCATACAAGTGTCGTAGGAAACTCATTGTTTGTTTTATATTTTGATGGTGATATGGGCTGTGCTTTATTCTCTAGCGGAAGTGAGGCTTTTGATGAGGATGGCTTGCGATTAGAATTAATTGACTGCTCTTGGTGTGATCTTAAACTTGATGAGATGTTATTCATCCAACAAATTTTCAAGTCTTTTTATAAAGAGGTAGGTAATGTTCACTAAAAAATTATTCCTTATCTGTACTGGTATAGGAGAACTGGGGAGTCTTTTAAAACTAAAAAGGATTTATAATGAAAACTAGAATCCATGTTAATCAACATAACATTAAGGCTAACGCCAAAGGTGCTGAGTTACCAGTGATTACTGTCAAGGACTACAAACAAAATAGAAAAGCTAATCATGCTGCTGTTGTAGACTCTGAAGGTAAGCCATTGGTAAGTGTCTACTACTGCCCTGATAACCCATTGCCGTGTGGCGCTAAGGTTTGGATTGAAACTGAGTTGGAGGTTGTGACTGTTGGATAAAATAGATTTGTTTGTAGATCACTTTTTAATTTACTCTGAGAGTCGTGAGGCTATCATACTTAATGGTAAAAGGGAGCAGTTTAAAAGTAACTTGCGTGAGCTTGTTTCTTCTGAGGTTAGAGACGTACTACTTGAGCGTGTAAAAACTCTAGATAACGAAATAAAACTTACTGAATCTCATAGACATGTAAGTCCTCAACACAGTAGACTTATTGATGCTAGGACTGCTTTGATGGGTTTGCACAATGATCTTCTTTGGAATAAGGAAACTGCATGAATATATTTTATATAGATCCCTGTCCTGTAAAGGCTGCACAAATGCAGTGCGATAAGCATGTAGTTAAAATGATTTTAGAATCTGCACAAATGCTTTGCGCCGCTCATCACGTTGAGGGTGATGGTAATGTACCTTACAAGCTGGCTCATAAGAATCACCCCAGTACGGTATGGACTCGTACTAACAAGAAACATTATCAGTGGCTCTGGGATCACATGATAGCCTTGGGTGAGGAATATACTGAGCGTTATGACAAAGTACATATGACTATAACTAAGTGCGCTGAAGCTCTCAAGAATCCTCCTGAAGCTGTGCCAGATCTTGAGTGGGCTGATCCACCACAGTGTATGCCTGATGAGTGCAAGCGTGAGACTTCACTGGATGGCTACACTGAATATTATTTTAATTATAAACCAAGGGTTATTGACATGCGCTGGATGGGAGTTAAGTATGGATAATTTATTTTACAAAGCTATTAAGTGCCAGCATGGTGCTCTAAATAAAATGTTTCCCGAAAGGAACTGGCCTGCTGGAGCAGTCTTAACTCCTGCACCTCATATAGTTGAGTCCATAAAACTGTATCGAAGTGGGCTTGACTTTAATGAAATCGCTGTTAAAGTGGGTAAGTCTCAACGCTTGGTGGCAGGCATCGTAAGAAGATCAGGGTGTAGATAATGCAAAATGTAATTGATATGTGTAACCATATACTGTACTATTCCAGTGCTTACTGTGGCTTTGAAGAACCTAGTGATGAAATGAAAGCTCATGCGCAGCATTTAATGTTGGAACACGGTGAAGAGTTCACAGTCAATTTTGCTAGGGTTTATTTAAGAATACAATTGGAGGCTTTGAATGAGTGCTACTGATCCCAGAGAAGAATTCTGTAGTGAAATAGATGACTGGTGGTGCCAGTTATTTGCACTGCGTATCGGGGCTAGTCCACCCTCAGATAGAATTAAACATCGTTTTATTTCTTTTGTAGAGGAACGCTGCTCTGAAGTAGGTTGCTGGAAAATTAAAGACGGTGATCTTTCTATTTTATTTTCTGAATACATTGAGAGGCTGGGTGAATGGTAGAAGATATTTTAAAACTTAAAAGTTTTTTATTGAACCCCAAGCGTAGCGACGAGTTCAAAACTTGGTATTACCTTGACGGCTGGCGTATGTGTACAATTAAAGTTGGAAGTAAGAAGTGTACAGTGACACCAATGTTTGGTAGAGGTAAAGTTAGTTTAACTATTAGAAACTTAAAGGAGGAATTAAATAAACTTTATTGGTACGCTGCTAGGTGCCATGCAGGTAGAGGTAAAAAGAAAAGATCTTTACGGTGGGAAAGCGATTACGCTTGACACACCTTTCGGATCGTGCTAAAGTTCGCAAACCAAAAACAACGGAGTACTAAATATGGTTATTGAAGGCATCGCTTATTGGGCTAGTGTCACTTCCCCTAATACTACTTACGAGCCTTGCTATACTGTGAATCTTGTAGTCACTGCTGATAAAGCTGACGAGATGAGAGCGCAGGGAATCAAGGTGGTAGATAAGGAAGAAGGCCCGACTGTCGTAATCAAGCGGAAGGTCAACGGCCCTAATGGTATGGTACGATCAGCACCTAAGTTGCTTGACCGACAAAAGAATCCTATGGATTGCAAGGTTGGTAACGGCTCAAAGGTTAAAGTACAATACAAGCCTTGGGAAGTTAACCGTAGTGGAACCGTCTATCGTGGACTGGACTTTCAAGCAATGCAGGTTATTGATCTTGTAAGTTATTCAGTCGATGGTGGCGAGTTTGATATTGAAGATGATGAAGAGGAGAACTTAGAACTATGAGCGAAGAAGTTGAAAATACTGTGAGCTTCGAGGATAAGGAGTATAATGTTTCCGATCTTTCTGATCGTGGACAATCTCTTGTCGGACTCATTCGCACAGTCCGTGAAGAGGCTTCGGGGTTACAGTCTAGATTGGCTGTGCTTCAGGCCGCAGAGATAACCTTATCTAAAGAGTTAGCGGAGGTACTCACCGAACCTGAGCAGGAAGAGCTTGAAGGTATGGACTAAGTTAAAGGGGCTGTAAAAGGCCCCTTCTTTTTATGTGGAGATAATTAATGGCATTTGTAAAGTTTCATCAGCCTTGTCCTTTATGTGACAGTAGTGATGCTGCTAGTATTAATGCAGACGGTTCTGCTTATTGCTTCAGTTGCTATGAACGGATACCTAACTACGCTAATCCAGAGGAAAACGTGGAAGATTTTAAGACTTACAAAAACAATTCAATGAACAATAACGAAGGTTCATTTACCGCATTGACAGATCGCGGCATCTCTCTTGAGACTGCTAAGAAGTTTGGAGTTAAAACTACAACAAAATCTGATGGTTCAATCCATTCTCATATGTACCCTTACTACATTGCCAATGAAATAGTTGGCACCAAGGTTAGGGACTGTACTGCCAAGGACTTCTCATGGCGAGGTTCTCCCAAAGGTACAATGCTTTTCGGTCAACAGATATGCCAGACTGGTGGTAAGTTTATTACTATTACAGAAGGCGAGTGTGACGCTATGGCTACATACGAAATGATGGGTTCCAAGTGGCCCGTAGTATCTGTTAAGAATGGTGCTGGCGGTGGCGTTAAAGATGTCAAAGAAAACCTAGAGTTTCTGGAGTCCTTCGACAATGTAGTTATTTGTTTTGATAATGACAAGGCAGGTAAAGACGCAGCGCAGAAGGTCGCAAGGCTATTCAAGCCGGGCAAAAGTAAAGTAGTCCACCTACCTGACGAGTTCAAAGATCCTAATGATATGCTTCGCAACAATCGTGGCGCTGCTTTCATGGCTGCTTGGTGGGCAGCTAAGACTTATACACCTGCCGGTGTCCTTGACATCACTGAGATGAAGGAAGAGTTCTTTCAGAATGATGAGAAAGAATCTATCCCATATCCTTGGGTTGGCTTGAATGAAAAACTATTTGGTATTCGTCAAGGTGAGTTGGTCACTTGGACAGGCGGTTCAGGCTTAGGTAAATCTAGTGTAACCAGAGAGCTTGAGCATTGGCTACTGAAGACAACCAATGATAATGTAGGTATCCTTGCCCTTGAGGAGAACTGGAAGCGTACAGTGTATGGCCTACTTTCTATTGAGGCAAACAAGCGTTTGTACATAAAACAAATTAGGGATGAGCTACCTGCTGGGGAACTATCAGGATACTTTGATAAACTACACGACAAGGAAAACGCTCACCGCTTAATTGTACATTCACACCTTGGAGTGCAGGATGTAGAAGAATTGTTTTCTAAGCTACGCTACATGATTATTGGTCTGGACTGTAAGTGGGTTGTAATAGATCACTTAGGTATGATGACTTCTGCTATGGGTGAGGGTGATGAGCGTAGGGCCATTGACAATATCATGACTAGACTTCGATCCTTAGTTGAGGAAACTGGTGTAGGCATGATGCTTGTATCCCACCTACGCCGTGTCGATGGTAACAAGGGCCATGAGAATGGTGTTGAAGTATCTTTGTCACACCTCAGAGGCTCCAATGGTATTGGTCAAATATCAGACTGCGTGATTGCACTTGAGCGTAACCAACAATCTGATGATCCCATTGAAGCTTCGACTACTCGTATGCGTATCTTGAAGTCTCGCTATACTGGAGAAGTTGGTTTGGCAGGACACTTGCTTTATGATAAGGATACTGGTAGACTCAATGAAATCTTTGTAGAAGAAGAAACAGGTGAGGAAATAGAACTTTGAAACAATTAGTTTTTGATATTGAAACTGATCCGATTCCCGCAACTAAAATATGGTGTATATGTGCAATAGATATTGATACAGGTGAAGAGTACAAGTACGGCCCCAGTGATCTTGAAGAAGGGTATAAACTTTTATCCTCTGCTGACAAGTTGGTGGGCCATAACATCATAGGCTTTGATGTGCCTGTACTTAAGAACCTAGCTAGGGTTGACCTCACTGATAAGACTCTTGTGGATACACTTGTATTATCAAGATTATTTAATCCAGTGCGTGAGGGTAATCATGGACTTGAGAGATGGGGCTATGCTCTAGGTTGTCCTAAGATTGAGTTTGAAGATTACGATAGCTTCAGCCAAGAGATGATGGACTACTGTATTCAAGATGTACGGTTGAACAAAGAAGTCTTTGATGCTTTAAAGAAAGAAAGCAAAGGGTTCTCTCCTGAATGTGTGAACATTGAGATGGAGACTTACAAAATAATTTGTGCCCAACGTGATAAAGGTTTCCTTCTTGATGTCGATAAAGCTTCTTCATTACTATCTGAAATATCAAGTAAGATGGATGATGTAGTAACTACGGTACATGAAAGGTTTAAGCCTAAAGAAGAAACAATGTGGTTGTATCCACAGTACAAGAAAGATGGTACATTATCTAAGTCAGCCACTACAAACTTCGGTAAGAACACAAGACTTACTGAAGATGAATTTGAAGCTTTGAAAACCAGCAGTAAAGTTGCAAGGGTTCAGGTAACAGACTTTAACTTAGGCTCACGCAAACAGATAGGTGAATACCTTATTCAGTTTGGTTGGAAGCCAAAAGTATTTACACCTACTGGACAACCTCAAGTAGATGAAAAGATACTTTCAAAAGTAAAAGACATACCTGAAGCCAAGCTTATTGCTGACTATCTTATGTATCAGAAAAGGGTTGCTCAAGTTGAATCATGGCTAAAGAGCGCCGATAACAACAACAGAGTAAAAGGTTTTGTAAACAGTAACGGTACTATTACAGGACGCATGACTCATAACAGTCCTAACTTGGCACAGGTTCCAAGCAGTAACTCACCATACGGAGCAGACTGTAGATCTTGCTGGACTGTACCTAAACAACACAAGCTAGTTGGTATTGATGCCAGCGGTCTTGAGTTGAGAATGCTTGCACACTATCTTAATGATGAGGATTATACTAATGAAATCGTTAACGGAGATGTCCACACAGCTAATCAAAGATCTGCGGGACTTGAATCAAGAAGTCAGGCTAAGACTTTCATCTATGCCCTCTTATACGGAGCAGGAAATGAGAAGCTTGGAAGTGTGGCTGGCGGAGGTGCGAAGCTTGGTGGCAGACTTAGAAAATCTTTCTTCGATAATCTTCCATCATTCAGAACTCTTACAGATAAAGTTGAAAGAGCAGCAGCAAAGGGATACTTAAAAGGTTTAGATGGACGTAAGATATTCATCAGATCTAAACACGCTGCACTGAACAGCCTCCTTCAGAGTGCTGGTGCTATAGTAATGAAGAAGGCCCTTGTAATTTTCAATGAGAAAATAAAAGATCTACCTGCTGAGTTTGTAGCTAACGTGCATGATGAATGGCAGGTTGAGACAGCACAAATGAGTGCTGACACTGTAGGCAACCTTGGTGTTGAAGCAATCATTCAAGCAGGTATAGAACTTAATTTAAATTGCCCACTGGACGGAGAATATAATGTCGGAAGCAACTGGTCGGAGACACACTGATAAAGAATATAAATATAAGTTTAACGGTAAGTATGCTGATGGTAGCGTATCTTTTAGGCACGATACCGAACAGTCGCTTGAATATGTTAAAGATTATTTAGACTTAAAAAATATCAAATACCATATTGAAATAAGGGCAAACATGCTTTGGGTTTATCACGAAAGTAAAACTTATTATTACTATTATACTACTGGAAGGTGGGCACGTTATTATAAGGGCCATCGTCCAGACAAACACTACCGCTCTAAAGGAATTGTTGATTTTATAACTAGGTTTGTACTGGAGAAAACTGATGACTAATATAAATCCTAAAACAAATAAACCATATTACTACAAAGACAATCCTGAAACTGTTAAGGCTAGGGATGCGCGAAGGATGTGGGTAAACGGTAAAGAGATTTCAAAGTTTCATCCGTTACACAAGCCGGGAAGATATAAAACTCTTGGTGACGCTGCCTTTAGTTCTTTAAAAGGATACGAAACTGTTAAGAGTGGTTTTATTTATATCATGCACAACCCAGCTTTTCCGGGATGGGTTAAGGTAGGGATGGCTATTGATGCCGAAGATAGAATAAAACAATTCCAAACTGGATCTCCCTATAGGAACTACTCACTTGTAAAATCTTATAAGGTTGCAGACAGGCGTACTGCCGAATCTAAAGCGCATGGGGCTTTGACTGTGGAAGGTCGGGGTCGTAGAGGCGAGTGGTTCTACATGGGATCTAATGTAGCTGTTACTGAACTTGATAAACTATTTCCTGCTGGAGAACAACTTGAACTCTTCTAAAAATCTAAACACTTTAGTTCAAGATATTTACAATACTCTTGAGCCTCTTTGTAACAATGAGGGTATTGATTTCCCTGACGAAGCAATTGAAGAGCTTGGAGATAATATAAAAAATATATTCTATGAGTGGAAAAATCCCAAGCAGCGTAACAACGGGTTCACATTACGGATGTCTAATGTAGGTAAACCCGCTAGACAATTGTGGTTTGAAAACAAAAGTCAAGGATCTGTTTCTGATATAACACCATCCACCTTCATTAAGTTTATGTACGGCCACCTACTGGAAGAGATACTACTTTTTCTGGTTACCCTATCCGGGCATGAGGTTAACTCAACCCAGAAGGAGGTGACGGTTGAAGGAATAACAGGGCACATGGATTGCAAGATAGATGGCGAAGTCATAGATATTAAGACCGCATCAGGAAGAGCCTTCCAAAAGTTCTCTAATGGTACACTAGCAGAAGATGATCCCTTTGGTTACATCGCCCAGCTTTGTGGTTATGAGGCCGCTGAAGGTACGGACGGCGGTGGTTTCCTAGCAATCAATAAAGAAACGGGTGAGCTTGCCTTATACATCCCAGAGGAACTGGATAAGATAAATATAAAAAATAAAATAAATAACTTAAAAGAGTCTATTGCGCTTGACACACCCCCTGAAAGGTGCTACGATCCTGTACCTGAAGGCAAGTCAGGCAATATGAAACTTAATAAGAATTGTTTCTATTGCAAGCATAAGTTTTCTTGTTATGCGGATGCTAATGATGGTGAAGGATTAAGAACTTTCATGTACTCTAAAGGCCCCGTGTACCTGACTGAAGTTAAATCCACCCCCAGAGTAACGGAGATTATAGATGAACTCTAGATCTTGTAAAGCTATTTCAAGGCACTCCGATGCCCTGTTATTAGAATGGTTAAAGACTCTTGTACCTGAGAGCGACCACGACAAACTAAATGTAAATAACTTACACCAATATTTACCCGACACTAACTACTTCTTTGTCAACAGGGAAATACGTTTAAGCTTTTACAGCCCTAAATGGGTTCGTAAGGGACTTAAAAAATTAGTAAAGCGTGGTCACGAACTTGCTTCTATAACTATGTCTGACTTAGAGACTCTTGCAAAGAACCATCAGGTGGTTGATGAGTACTAAAAAGAAATCACCTAGCGGCTGGCGCAAGCCTAGAGTACCCCGCCCAAAGCTTGTGAAGAAAGACGGTAACAAATATGATTCTATCTGGGAGATGGTGTTACACGAATCAATCCTTAAAGATTGGGAACATCATACAGATTATGTTTCTTATATCATTGAGCATAAGTACGAACCTGATTTCGTTAAAAAGGTAGGCAAGAAAAAAATCCTTCTTGAATCTAAAGGAAGGTTCTGGGACTTCCAAGAATACAATAAATACATATGGGTTAAAAAAGTGTTGCCTAAAAACACTGAACTGGTATTCTTGTTTGCTAACCCATCAGCACCTATGCCCGGAGCCAAGCGCCGTAAGGACGGTACTAAAAGATCCCATGCGGAGTGGGCAGAGGCTAACGGATTCAGATGGTTTAGTGAGGACAGTATCCCTGACAGTTGGATTGACAAGTCTGCTAGAGATACTGAAGAGTTTAAGAAACGTAATGATAAGATTAACTTGGAGATGCAATGAAGACTATTGATGACGCAACACCAGAAGAGTGGAATGCACTTAGAAAAAAACCTGCAACACCTGTAGCTGATACTTGGAATCATGTTTATGATGACAACGAACCTAATCATCACCCTGTGTTTGGTGAAAACATACCTGATAACAGCACTAAGTTTGATAATGTTAACAGACCAGAACATTACAATAACGGGGGTATGGAGTGTATAGACGCAATCAAAGGAATGCTGACACACGACGAATACATTGGTTATTTACGAGGAAACGCACTTAAATATAACTGGCGTTGTCGCTACAAAGGTAAGCCCATAGAAGACTTGCGTAAGGCGCGTTGGTATGAAGAGCGTTTGATTCGTTACATGTTGGAGCATCCGGGTGACAAGTTGGGATAGGAAAGCAGAAAGGACTGAAATGTTTCATAAAAGAAACAAAGTAAAGAATAAGAAACAAAACAAAGCAAGAACTAAGGGCTACAGGCAAGCTCAATTAACAGAGAAGGATGATTTGGATGACATCAAAGATTGGCATACAGGATTATTTAGGGATTCAGATTGATTATGATCGGGAAGAAACCCTTAATAATTTTTCTTTAGAAACTTTAAAAGACCGTTACTTTTGGGGAGATGAGACACATGCCCAAGAAGCCTTCGCCAGAGCGTCCGTCTATGGTGCAACGTATCAGGGACTTACTGACTATGATCTTGCACAGCGACTTTACAACTACGCAAGTAAGAGTTGGTTCGGCTTTAGCACTCCTATACTTAGCAACGGGGGAACCACACGTGGCCTCCCTATTAGCTGTTTTCTTAATTATGTTCCTGATTCAAGGCGCGGCCTATCTGATCATTATGATGAGAACATATGGCTGGCAAGTGGAGGTGGAGGCTTGGGTGGATATTGGGGTGATGTTAGAAGCAACGGCGTTTCTACTGCTAACGGCAGTCAGTCTACTGGTAGCATCCCTTTCATGCACGTAGTTGATAGTCAGATGCTGGCCTTCAATCAAGGTATCACCCGTAGGGGATCTTATGCAGCGTACATGGACATCAGCCACCCAGAGGTTGAAGAGTTTATTGCCATGCGTAAGACTACTGGTGGTGATCTTAATCGTAAGTGTCTTAACCTACACAACGGTATCTCCATTACTGATGAGTTCCTTGAAGCTGTAAGAGGTGATGGTCAGTGGCGTTTGATTGACCCTAAGTCTAAGCAGGCAGTAAAAACTTTATCAGCTAGGGACTTGTGGTGGCAGCTAGTGCATACAAGAGCAGAGACAGGTGAACCCTATATCGTTAACCTAGACCGCTGTAATGAGGCTCTACCGCAGGAACAGAAGGAACTAGGCTTAGAGGTACGTCAGAGTAACCTATGCTCTGAGATTACCCTACCGACCAGTGAGGAGCGTACAGCAGTGTGCTGCTTATCTAGTGTTAACCTAGAGTATTTTGATGAGTGGAAGGACGATGAACAATTCATTGATGATCTCATTACAATGCTTGACAATACCTTAGAACATTTTATTGATAATGCTATACAGACAGTAGGCATATCACAACAATGCGATAACTTGCAGGAGTTTAAGTATCATGTGGACTTGGATAAAAGAGGGTTTGCAAAAGCCGCTTATTCAGCATATAGAGAACGGGCGGTTGGTCTTGGAGCGATGGGTTTTCATAGTTACCTTCAACGTAATGGAATCCCTTTTGCGGGAATGTACGCCGCCAGCTTTAACAATAGAGCGTTTAAAACAATCAAAGACAGAGCTACGATGGCTTCCCGGCGTTTGGCTAGAAACCGTGGGGAGGCTCCTGACATGGCTGGTAGTGGCTACCGCAATTCCCATCTGCTTGCTATTGCCCCTAATGCTAGTTCTAGTATTATATGTGGTGGAACAAGCCCTTCTATTGAGCCTACGAGGGCTAACG